GCCCTTTTGTTATGGCAAAATTCATGAAATCAAGAAGCGCATCAACACCAGAGGCGTTGCTTTTTATGATGAGGTTATCGTTTTGCAGAATGTCTGTTGAATACTTGATGTCGCATTGCATGAAAGACTCGTCACCGAATTTCACAACTTCCACACGTCCTGATGCTGATTTATTGACGGTGGCAAGTGCAGCTCCAGTCCAGTGCTCAATGGGTATGTAATCCTGCAAGCGGAACTGTGGCTCGTATATAGAACCAGCAGCTGTGCCTGTGTATGTGTTTGCTCCTGTTTTATCAGCACCCGTGAATCCAAGCAGCGTGAAAGGAGAAGATGAAACCTGTGAGCCTGAGGTCGTGAGAAGAGAAAACGTGCCTGTGGCTGAAATCGTGATCGCCCGAGTTGCGCGGTTCACGGATGCTGTATATGTGAGTGCCCCTGCTGAATCCATCGCAGTTTCTATGACAGCAAGGATGTCAGTGAGAGTAAATGTTCCAACCTCAAGCTCTGCTGTGAGTTCAGGCCCACCCTCTGAAAAGTTGATTATGCTATTATCGGCTGTGATTTCAAAGCCGTAGTAAAAACATGAAAAGGTATTGAGTGCCATCAGGCAAGTGCTCCTCTAGCTATCACAGCGCCGTCCGAGCCGAACGCTTCGTTTATGGCCTCTGCAACCGCGATTCCAAGTGTTCTCTTGTCCCCTAGGACGTTTCCGTTGATGTTCACCGCTACTTGAGTGCCTGGTTCAATGGGTGTGGTTTCGGCAAGGGAAGTTGCGCTATCTCCAACAGGGGATTGGAATCCACCACCCGCAACACCGCCTCCAGCAGATGTTTGTGCTCCGCCTCCTGCGCCTCCTCCACCACCTAGGGCAGAAAGAGCGCCACCCAAGATAATTGCAGCCGTACCAGCAGCGACAGCAGCGGTTCCTTGAAGACCAAATAAGAATGGAACAGTTGAAAGTCCAAGCCCAATTGCAACAAGTGTTGTTCCAAACTGAATAAGTAACTGTCCAAGAGATGCGAGAATAGATTTTCCAAATGCCGCAAAAGCGTTCTCACCTTTTGCAAGAGCACCACCAAAAGCCGCAAAAGCATTTGAGAAACCTCCAACAAAAGATTGATTTAGCTGAGTAGCAAGGTCAATTGCAGTGAGCTTAATTTTAGATGCTGTTCTTTTAAATGCTTCTTCTAAATTTTTAAAACTTATTCCTAGCTCAGGGTTTGTCAGAGGATCGATAGCTTCTGCAATTTTTGGTGCTTGGTTGTTTTTAAAATCATCAATAATAGGAGTAGCGTTATCAATGGCAACTTTAAGATCATCAATAACATTTCCAATGGTATTTTGTGTTGTTGGTGTGTATAGCTCCTTATTAATTTCAGCAAGCTTTTCATTAAATTTATCAAATGAATCTGAAAACTTTGCTCCGCCAGTTACGCTTGCCAAACCATTAGCTATTAGCTCAGTCGAAACAATAAATACCTTTGACCACGCCAATAAGGTTCTTCCACTGGTTGCAATTGTGCCAATAACTGTATTGTTTAAAACTGATGCAAGATCTAAAAGTTTTTTAATCAAAAAACCTATTGGGTCTTTATCTCCAACCAACCTATCAACTTCACCAACAAAAACTCTAATTTGCCTTGATATTTCTTTAAATAACGCAACAAGAACTGGAGATTGTGTAAATAATCTTCCTATGCCTTCTCTAAATTTACCAAAACTGTTTTCAAGCTGAATCATGGCACCTTGAAAAGTATTTACTTTTGCTTCGGCAGAACCACCAAAACGACTTATGACAGCATCAAGAGCGGCACCTGTTTTTAAAGCCTCAGCAGATAAACCACGAAGCGCAGGAACTTGTTGAGCAAGACGGCCTGCTTGTCCTGATAATGTTTTTCCAAGTCCTTCAACAGCTGATTCTAAATTGATACCTGTTGCTGCGGATAACTCAATTGCAGCTTGAGTGAGCTTTTGTGCTTCCTCATTTGAACGAGCAAAGTTTCTAGATAAAGCCGTGAGATTCATCACTGTTGGAGCAGATAAAGTCGTTGTTCTTTCTATCTGATCGGCAAAAGCTTGAATTCCAAGCGATGCTTCCTTTGAAAATGTTCCAGCCGATGCAAGCGATTGATTGAGCTTTTGAACGGCGTTTTGTTCTTCTACTGCATCTCTGATTGATGACCTGAGTAAAGCGAAACCCGCAACCGCAGTTCCAATGACCGCAGTCACCGCAACAAATGATTTCTTGAGACTGGTCCCTAAACCAGACCCAAGATTGTCATTCAGCTTGTCGCCTGTTTCCTTGCCCTGTTTCTCTATGCCCTTGAGGGCTTTTTCAACTCCGTCAAGCCTTGCGACAATGTCAAACTCAATGGTGTTATCTGCCATGTTATTTTATCACTCCCGCTCCACTTAATTGGGCAAGCTCAAACGTTGTAAGTGGTCTTCTTTTCCGTTCTTCATTCTTGGGATAAGCCATCTTTGTGATCTTCCTGTGAAACTTTTGAGCATCCTGTTTTTTCATATAAGGATACGCCGATACGTTCATGGCAAGAAGCATTTCTTGAGCCTCAAGAATTGTTATCGCCTCCCAGTAATCATTGAAATGATCTATGGGAAGCTGACTAACATTGCCAAGGCCTCCCCCGTAAAACCGTGCGACCTTGGCAACTTTTAGTCTGTGTTCACTCAGCCTTTTTTTTTCGCAAGCAGAGCCTCAACGGCAATCGCAAGTTGTTCAGCGTTCAGCTGCTTTGCAATTTCCTGAGGTAATCCGCAAGCTGCGAAAAGTTCAAACGTGAGCTGAGCTTCTTTTTTAGCGTCACCTTTTGCTTCATCGTTTTTTTCCATGAATTCTGTGATCAGTCCCACAGAGGGTTTTTTTACCTTGTAATCCGTACCACCGATACGAAAGTCAATCGTTTCGCCGAGTGTAAATTCAATTGCCATTTAATTATGCTCCTGTAGCTGAAAAGTCGCCATTTAAGTGATCGCCGTAGACGTAAAGTCTAAAAGGATCAGCTTTTGCGCAATCTGGGTAGATCTTAAAAGTAACTTCCATTGTTGCGTTATTTTCGCCTGAGAAAGTGATTGATCCTGGCATTGGATAAGCTTTCCATGCAGCCCAATCCTCAGATCTGTCGTTTGCTGCTTTTGTAACAGGATGCAAAACAAGCTTTGCAGCTTGAGCAGTGACTTGTGTGAAGTCCTTGCTATTTCCGATACCAAGAACAGTGTCTGAACCAGAGGCTCCTGATGCTTGACCAACAAACCCAGCAGGACCAAACATTTGTTTGATTCTTGTTGGTGAAACTTCTTTTAAAGTCAAAGAAATTTCAGCTGATTTTCCAGTTCTGATTGATGTGAGGACATTTGTTCCCTCAGAATGAGCTGTGATGTCCACAACTTGTTCTTCTTGAGTAAGTTCAAAGTCCCCTTCAGTTAATCCAATTGAAGATCCATTCCAAGTAACTGCTATTGGAATGACTTTTACGTCTTCTGCGCAACTCATGATGTATTTTCTCCCTCTATATGCAAATGATTATAAGGCAGGAAAAGGTTATTTCCAATATCACTGCGTTATCGTTTGATCCTGAAAGTGGAAGAATCTGAGAGCTGTTAAAAAAGATGTTCTTTATCTGAACACCAATTCTGTTCTCGCTCTCTAAAACTTCCTCTAAAATCTGTTCGTATTTCAAAACCGCTGCGTCAATTGCGTCAGTGGGGTTTCGAAACCCTTTGAAAAACACACGCACCACCACGTCTTGAGTGATGTCGTTTGAAGACATGTCATAAGCATCAAGCCGAGCGCCCGAGGGCATTTCGATGTGATAACTTTTGTCAAGAAGCGTTGAAGGAATGTTTTCAAAATTAAATCCGTCTTTCCATTCACGAAGCGACAGGCTGTTGAGCCTCGCTCTAAAATAGGGACGAATCTGTGTGAGTCCTGTGCTCATCTACGCGCCACAAAGCAAGACCTAGCGTCAATGCCCTCGCCCTCGATAACTACGCCGTCTCCATCAATGTCCAAACGAAGCAGTGCAATCGATCTCCACTTTTGCTCCATCTCGAAGTACCGCTTTGCCTTTTCGTGGAACACGTCCTCTGTGGAGTTCGATATTCCCTCGAATATAAGCCGAAGGGTTGTAAACGTTGACCATTGTTTTACTTCCTCAACGTCTATGATCGCAGCGTCTGTGTATGCGTTTCCGTAAACATCAACAAAGCCCTCACGACGAAGGTATTCCAATATAAGCTTCTTTGCCCGTCTGTGAATATTGAGGAACGAGTTTCGCCCATCCTCAGTCCATTTTAGAATGTCAGGCTCATGAAGTTTTAAATCAGAATCGGTTGAAAACAAGTAATCACTTGATTCAGTGACAACGCTAATAGACTCGCTGATCGATGCCGAAGCACTTGCTGTTTCTGTGGTGACACGACAACGAATTGTCTTTGATCCACTTGTGTTCCAAGCATAATCAAGAAACTTATCGGTGGTGACATTCACATATGAGCCGTTGCCTGGATCAATCTCAAGGCTTATGATGTCGCCTTCATCCACTGTGACAAAGCTCTTTGTGCCGTCAAGGCGAGTTCTGTCCCCAACTTGAACCGTGGGCTCAACTGAAAGAAATGGAAAAATTGCCATCGTCTTTATTACTGAGCAGCTGGGTTGTTGTTTAAGGACGCAACCGAAGTGGCAGGAGTTGCAAAATCAGACGCATCCAAAATTGCGATTCCAGTACTAGGGTTGAAATGGCGAGTGCCTGGGTTGATGATAAGCATAAGTTCCCCCTGTAAAAAAAGGCGGTCATAGGTACGTTAACCTATGCCGCCCCTTTCCTTTAAACTCTAATTACGGAGTGTGGTGCAAGTACTCAACGAGTACTTTGACTTTACCAGCAGTTAAAGCACCGCCAGCAACAGTCATCACAACAGCTCGCTCGTTTGCAGTGTCAGCAACGAAGTTAGTTGCGTACTCGAAAAGCGCGTTTTCAGAGTAGGTAGCAACTGCAGCGTTGGCAGCATACAAAGCGTCAGAGCCAGCGTGTCCAAACTTAGCAGAAGCTCCTGAACCAACAAGAGCATCAACAACGCGAGTAACCACGTTAGTGACGATGCAATCATCGGGAAGTGAAGCTTTGTTAGCTTTTGCAGAAAGAACTTTGACGCCAGTTGCGCCGCCGTCTACTGCGAAATCGTATTCATATTCTTGGACCATGAGTCCAGCGTTTCTGAAAAATTCAGCCATGATTATCTCCTTAAGAAATGGTTACAACACGCTTGTTGTCGAGTTGTTTGAACCCAACGAGAGTGTCAACGTTGATACGAGCAGCACGCTTGCCTTGCAATCCGAGGTCATATTCCTTGATTGAGAGGCCTTGTTGTGCAGCCATTGTGAAGTAAGACGCATGGAAGAAGTACGCTACAGCTCCAACTTCAGTGGTCATGTGTGGCATGAAACCGAGGAGTGGCTGAGTGAGTTCGCCAGTGGTCAAAGGATTGCCAGCAACGATGAAATCAGAAGATGTGAATCCAGTGATGTTGAACACATCGTTAGCTTGAGCAGAACCTAGAACAACGTGACGGTTGCTCATTGGAACGTCTTGAGCGTCGAGGAGTTCTTTTGCTTCCAAGATATCAGCAAGGCCGAGGATTGAACCAGAATCGTAAGCGATTTGGTGATCAGGGGCAGAAGCTGAAGGAATAGTGTCAGCAATGATGATCTTTTGGATCTTTTTGTTGATAGCGTAAACAGCGAGTTCACGAAGTTTGTCAACAGCTGGCAAAGACTGAAGCATCGCCTTGTTGGTGATGATGAAGTCTTTGACAATGCGCTTGTTGATGACAAGTGATTGCTGAGTGACAGTAACAGAATCAGCATCGTTTGCTGCGTCTTCTGCTAATTCAGTTGCGTCTGAAAACTCAGGGAAAGAGCTGATTTTAACAGTATCCCCTAGGTTTTGGATTTCGCCTTCCCAGTCGCGGCTGATAACAGAGTTGAATGGAAGTTCAGCGAGTAGAACGTCGTAGTATCTTCGGCTCCACACTTCAGGCACGATGACTGAGAGTGCGCCAGATGTACCCATGATTTGGTCTGACATAGTAATGATTCCCCTTTAAATTGTTGTTATTTTCTTTGTTGTTTGTGAAATCTTGCTTGAGCTGCCTTGTACTTGGAATAATCACCAGTCTTGGAAGCTTCGAGGGATAATTTAATCAAATCACTCTCATTGACATCCTTCTCCGATGTTACATCAGGAAGGTTTGTGTTTACTTTAACAGGGTTTGATCCGAACCAATGAGGTTTGATCTGTTTTAAGTTATGAACAAAGTCTTCAGCGCCTTGCACTTTGACTCTGCCATCTTCCCCTTTATCGACCACAACTCCATCGAAGTTGAGCATTGGAAGGTCGCTCATTGCTTCAGGTCTGATTCCCGCTTTGAGAGCTGCTCTTTCAATTGCTGAGAATTTCTTTTCGTTAACGAACGAACTTTCAATTCTGTCAGCTCTTTCAAGTGCCTCTAAGCGTTCTTGTTCCCTTCGCTCAGCGAGCGTTTTCCAATCTTCTTTTTCCCTCAGCGACTGTTCTTCAATCGCTCGAAGTTTCTCTTTGTATTTGAACATGTCGTTTTTGTACTGTTCAGCTACAGAGAGAGGAACCATCTTTTCAGCTGGTTTTACTTCTTCTTCGGGGGCTTGCGGTATCGTTGTTTCTTCATTTGTTGTTTGTTCCACGTTGTAATCCTTTCGGGCACTGCCCTAACGGGTTGTGAGCACAGCCCACACTTACTTATTGATTATATCAGAGATCAGCCGCGCGTAAAGGGTGCGGATGGATCGCTGAATTGACACGATGAATTTATCCCCATCGTCTACTGGCAAAAACTTTCTTTGAGGTACTCCGTTCAGACCTCTGATGTGGGTGGTGGCTTTTGCGCGTTCATCGCTATCAAAGATTCCGATCTTCACACCAGACTTGAGCACTCGATATGTGATTGCATCGAGCATGTCGCCACTGAGAAACAAGTTCACGGGCTTGGAGTTCTTCTTATCGCCTGGGTATTTTGTCTTGTCCTTGTATGCGGTGAATCGGCGCTCTCCTAGAACCGGGCTTGTCCCGATAGCAATAAACTGTTTCATGAGTTTTATCACCTCGTTTGCGATGATTCCCTGAACGCGATCCGATGATAGTTTCGAGCCAATGGACTTGAACTGCGGCGCTGTGACCTTCACCTTCACAGCCATTTTATGAGCCCTGCCTTAGTGATGAAGTCGAACCACTTAGGGGTTCTGAGCACTGTGTTTCTAGCCTCAGCCCTTGATTCGACTTTGAGTTGATCCATGAGGATATCGTAAAAAGTAGAGCTAGAAGAAGCCTCCTGAAACTCGTCAGGGCGTATGTCCGAATCCTGCGCGACATAGTCGTTTACGATTCCTCTGATTTCTTTTTCAATAGAAGATTTAAAAGTTTCACCCTCTGCTGGGAGGAAACGTCTCTCTGGGAGACTTGACTTACCAGAGAGGTTGTTATGTCCATCCGCTTTGGGCGCCTCACTACCGAAGACGCCGATTTCGATGCCTTCTTCTTTTTCGACATACTCTAGTGATGATAACATATCCCCGTTGAGTTCCAGGTTAGGAACCCCAGGAGCACCCTCGGCTTGTTTCTCAATGCGGTAAGCTTTACTGAGCGCGCGAAAACGAGAGCCGTCTAGTGGGGACTTTGATTCCCCCACGTTTAAAAGTATTTGCTCGATCAGAAACTCGCCAACATCATTCTTGATCTTCGTCTTGGTCTCCTGGCTCGTCCCCTTCGGAATCTCCAGGTCTAGAAGGCTCGTCGTCCGATTCTGAGTTGCGAACGTCTTCTTTACTTTCATTTATGATACCTCCGGTGAAGGTTTGTGCGCGTTCCAGTTTGTCTGCCAGGATTTCTTGAAGCTTAGCCTCAGCCTGCTCGTCTGTGTAATCAGGATACTCCATTTTAATCATGTCGAGGTTTGTGATAAGCCCGAGCTCTTTTTTGAGCTTCAGGTTTCCGAGCCGCTCTTGTTCAGTTTCAATGGATTTTGGCTCACCGAACTTTAGTTGAAGCGCAAGCTCTGCGGGAAGGTCTAGCTGCGCAAGAGCTGGAACAAGCTCTCCAGATTGTTTGAGAACACGATGCCAGCTGGCTACAATCTCCCAAAACTCAGGCTCTTTATCAAGGAATATGCGCTGTTGATCCTTCACGTCTTCCATTGATTCTGCCTTATCTATGAGCATTGCAATCCCAGATGGGAAAGCCGCGCTTCCAGCAAGCGAGGCAGACACTCCGGAAGTAGATAAGTTGTTTGTTGTGAGCATGAGAGCCACATACATTTCAATGAGCTTTTGCACTTGCTCAATTGGAGGAGATGCTGATTCAAAACTGAACTCAGGCGTGGGGTCATTGTCTTTTTCGTATTCAAGAAGGATCGCCTTGTTCGGGCCCACCTGAAGCGACTTTGGAAGGTTCTTGCCCTTCATGACAATCTGCCCGTACCCCTGAGTGATCGCGATGTGAACAATGTGCGTGATGATGGAGTTCACAAGCACCGCTCCATCAGTGAGATCGTTTCCACCGATTGCCCAAAACGCGTTGTCCTGATCTTCTGCGTAGTTCACAAACGGCAAGCGCTGAATCGGGTTAACGATGTCCTGGGAGATAATCTCTCCCTTGGAATTGCATGTGAAATGATACTTGTTTGACCAGAACACAAAGTTTCCACCTTGGTTCTTCCCATCTGATGGAGTGTCTGCAATCATTTGATCTATTTGATCGCCCTGGTAGCGAGGCACCGATTCACCAAACGGGCGTCCAGCACGAGCAGGGTTAGCACTGTACTCAGGACCGTCATAAGGCTTGTAGTCTGAGAGAATGAACGCCATTGGTTCTTCTCTATTCTCATGATGTTCAACAGCGTCGTAGAAATGAGGCAGAAGAACCTTTGGAGTGATTTCTTTTTTGTCCTCGAACTTAGGATCAAGCGAGGTGGTGGGAATGATGTATTGCACGCAGTTCTTTGTGAGCTTCAGGAACCTGTTTGTTTTCTTGAACAGGCTATCGACCTCAAGTGCCTTTTCAAGCTCGTTTATGGTTTCCTGGAGCTGCTCATTTTCAACAACCCTGTCGATGCCATAGCTATACACGCGTGCAAGCTTGTCGATGATCTTTCTGACAAAAGCGATGTTCGATAACGCGTATTGCATCTCAGTGAGTGTTTCAGTTGAGAACTGCAAGGAAAGTTTCTTTAACACATACAAGAACGTCTGATCCTTGTAGCAAAGATAACGCTTGAAGCTTTCATCTTTCCTACGACGATTCTCAGGACTGTTTATTTCCTCAATAATCTTGGCTCTGATTTCAATATCAAGAAGTTGTTCTTCGTTTTGTAGTCTCATTATTGTGCTACCTCTGTTACAATCACGTTTATGTTTGTCACCGTGACGTTTGTTGCTGCCGACGTATTTCTTACGTGTACTTCAAAATAGTCGTCTTTTGCCATAGCCACCAAAGCCTGAACAACGACGTTTTCCTGTCTTCCTGAGCTGTTTGCAGTGGTTTGTATGATACTCTCAGGTTTGACCTCATTAAGTCGAGATGTGAACACACCAAAATCAATTTGATTGTTATTACCTGAGCTAAAATTAAGCACGACTTTAACAAGATAAATAGATAGTTTTGAAACAAGACAAGTGATTCTGTCCGATCCATTTATGAATCCGTTATTCAAAATTCCTTCTGTTGGAGTACCAACAATGGGATAAAAAACGTTTTGCTGAGCAATGACAGTGGCAGTTTCGTTTCCTTGAAAATAAAACTGACCAATAGCAGGTGAAGGAACATCAAACGATTCAACGGTTCTTGATGCGTGTGGGTAATTTCTTATTGTCATTTTTTTATAGCCTCAGAAATGATCTTCAAAGCTTCCTCTACTTGAATGTGTGATTGCTTCGGCATTGGTGCAAGAGCTGCTGCCGCTGCTAAAAGTTGTAGTGCTTGTTCTGGTGTCATCATCAACTCCTTAGTTTTGTGGCGGCGTGAGACTTGCATTGCTCACTATTCTAATTGCTTCACGCAGCAATACTGGATATTCAGGTGATCCTAAACAGGCTGATTTTAAAATTGTCAGGGCTTGTTCTTTAGTCATAAAAGCTCCTTAGTGTAAATCTACCCAAGATCCAGCGGCATAGCCTTGGAACTTATCTGTAGTCGTGTTGTATATCTGCATTCCGTTTATGGCTGTGAGCGCGTTTCTTTCAGTGGTTGTCATTCGCGAGAGAACCAAACCCTTAGTTGTGGATTTGATTTCTAGTGCTACGCTTGAGTTTGTGACTGTGTCGTCACTAACAGCCGTACCACCAATGAGAAGATTACCTTGAAAATAGTTATTGATGTTTGGAGAAACATAAATACCCCACGATGTGGTACCAGGATCACCAAACGGAAGATCCATTTTGTAGCCGACAAGCCTTGTCACAGATGTCACACCGTTAGGAATTGCTACCGATCGACATAGATCAAGATTAGCAATCGTGCCGCCTGTTCCACCAGCATCAAGACTAAGAGCAAAAGTAGCACCTGCTACTTGGTCCACGGTTGAGCCTGATCCCATCGTTACAACGGCAGGCAAGGCTAGGGCTGAAATACCAACTAAAGCACTGGTCACTACAGCGTTGTCTCCGATTTGCAGTAGCATGGCAGTGTTTACGCCGATTGTGTCAGCAAGAGCTATGGTCGCATTCGCTGCTACAGTTGGGTTTGTGATCAGTCCATGAATCGTGCTTGGAACACCGCCGCCGTTTATCACAGCGTTTGATGAGAACGCGTTTAATTGACCTATAGAAAGAGCACCTGTGAACGTGAGCGCGCCATTGATGGATACGTCTCCAATAACGTCCATTGCTCTGACGTTTGTTCCAGTCACTTGAGACATGTCAACAATAATGCCAGTGGCGAACTCTACATCATTAATATCAGGCCTGATGTAAATCCCATTGAACCCACCAGTGTCGAACGTGTCTATTGTAGGGGCTAGATTAAAACCAGTGAACCCAGCGTTACCTAGAAAATTTCCGATTGTTGGATTGCAAGAGTAACCTGTGAATCCATTGCCATCGGCTATTCCGCCAATAATCGGTCCACAGACAAAGCTTTGATATGAGTTAAAGGTTGTTCCAGGAAAGTTATTAAAATCATAAAAGCCTGTGACAAATGTGCTTGATCCAACAGTAACAGTACTGTGACCTTGCATTTGAAAGCCGTAGCCTTGAAGTGAGCCATTTATGTTCACATTCGCGTTGAAGTTACCAAATCCAAACGAATAGGAAACTCCCTTTACGTTAGTGGCTAAACCCGAACCCACATCAAAATAATTGCTTGTGAAAACAATCTCACCCAAATCGGCTTCACTTACAGTGTGGTTTAAATTTCTGTTATCAAACACCGCAGCTCTATTTGTTGAACCAAAAGCAAACCCTGAATCATCAGGATCAATTGTTATGTTGTAGTTTTCTATTGTAATGGATTCATCAGGAGAGGCTTGTTGTGGCTTAACAGATAAGTTTTTATTATGAATATTGAAGTTTCCAGTTAAATCATCTGCTTCGTAATCTAGTCCGATGTCTAAGCCAAATTCTGAATTTACGCTCCAGCCTGGAATTCCTGCAATAACACCAAGAGATTGTCTGTAAAATAGCTGTCCATCGGAGTCGCCCACAAGCTCATCTTGTTTTGCATCAAGCTCAGCCTGCAAGTCAGTTTGGTTTGCAAGAGTTCCTCCGATGTCGCCCCAATCTGAAACACCTCCGCCACCTGTAGCCCAGACAAAATCATAATCATCATTGGAGGCTTTTTTGAGCAATTGGTTTGTTGTTCCACCAGTGGGAACTCCAATGCCGATGTCTCCTTGAGGACCTTGTAATCCTTGAGGACCTTGAGGGCCTTCTGCTCCAGCGGGGCCAGCTTCACCAGCGGGGCCTTGTGGTCCCAGTGCTACTAGCTCAATGATTGATGGGGCTGGGTCTGCGGTGATTTCAATCGTGTTTGTTGTCTCATTGATTACGATTGTGCTCATCGAGTGACCTCGGCTGAGATTTCGGCTCTGCCTTGTAAGATCCTTTCAACCACGCCGTTTGAGAACACGAGTTCCACGTCGTAAAAGTATGGTGATGGGGTGACAGGATCAATTGTTGCTGAGACGGTTGCAGACATTTCCCAGGATATGACGCCTGATGCAGCTGGTGATTCAACTGTGAGCGTGAAGTTGTAAGCAGTGTTGTCGCGTGGGTTTCTTCGAACTTGGCCTCGAACTTCATCAACGCCTGTAAGATCGCGTGGATCGCCATCGGAGTCTTTTAGGTTGATTGTTTTTTGAAACGTTGAGCCTTGCTCAATAAGAATATCATAGATTGCTGCTGGCATTTTATCTTACCCTCATGATCTTAGTAGTTGGTTTTTTCCCCGAGAACTCAAATAGTATATCACACATGTAGTCGAAGCCATCGGAGGCGTGCGTCAATTTTGGATTCTTCTTGGACTTTTCCAGCGTGATTGGGTCCTGCTCGACGCCCTCGAAGTCTTTCTTGAGCGTTGGCATTTTGTCGGGGTTAAATAAGACAATACCCTTGTCGAGAAGGTTGTTGACGTTTAATTGACGTTGCCTGAAGCGCGGCTGAGAAGATCGAGCGCGCACTT